GCCGCAGCAAGGGCAATTCGGCATGAGGCAATCAATAGGCCGTTTTACGATTTAGGCAAGCTGGTTCGGCAAATTGTATAGTGGACCCTATGACAGCCCCTTTGACACTCGCCGCCGCTTCGTGGCGTCCAAGACCAAAGGCTGGCAAAAATATTTGGCAGTAACTTGCACCCACGGGGCAGAGGCCGACCCCCGCGCCCTTGATGCCATGCTTCGGCTTAAAGAGGCGTGGAAACCGCAGTTCACCCTGCACCTTGGCGATGCCATTGACGCCCGATGCCTCCGCTCGGGAGCGCGCAAGGACTCGGACAGCGCCGACCACGCCGCCGATCTGGCTGACGACTTGATGCAGGGGTTGGCCTTTCTCAAGGAACTCAAGCCCAACGTCTTCCTTTTGGGTAACCACGAAGCGCGATTGAGTGAACTGGCTCATTCGCCCAACGCGGTGCTTTCCTATGCCGCGGGCAACGTCATGGCGCGGATCATGGACGAGATGGCCAAGCTCAAGTGCCAAGTCATCCCCTACGCGGGCGTCCACCCGTCCGGTATGTTCCTGTTGGGCGACACCGGCTTTACCCACGGCAGTTTGTACAACGTGTCCGCGGCCCGTGACGCGGCAGAGATGAGCGGGAGGAACGTGGTTATGGGGCACACTCACCGCGTGGCAATGGAGAGCGCCCGCACGCATGCCAAAGCTGTGGGGTACAACATTGGGTGCGGCATCAAGCTGGACATCGGTTACAGCAGCAATCGTCGGCAGACCCTTGGCTGGCGTCATGCCGCAGCCTACGGGCACTACAACGGTTCTGCCTGCACAGTGAACATCGCGGTTTTTGATCCGCACTACAGACTGCCTCTATGAGCGGTCACCAAAAGTCCGCAAGTCTTGTTACGCCGGACGCAGACCTCGCCAAGTGGTGCACCGCTCTCGCCTCCTGCACCGAAGCAACCGACATCGTGCCCTCTGGTTGGAACACCGCCCAACAATTAGCAGCAAAAACCAAGACACCTTTGCCAACCTTACAGCAAAAGCTCAAGCGGCTTATGGATGCGGGGCAGGCCGAAAGGAAAAACTTCAAGATCAAATTAACCATCCAAATCCGCCCTGTGCCGCACTACAGACTCAAATAATATGAGAACCCCAACAAAGCGCGTGACCATTGACGGACATCTGTGGCGGATCAAGCTCCAGCGTCCACCGACCCGCACCACACACGACGGTTTATGCGTCAAGGACGACCGGACGATTTACATCCATCCGGACGCTATCTCCCACCGCGGCATCGAACTGGTCTGCCACGAACTGGTGCATGCCCGCTTGTTTGATCTGGACGAGGCGTGCGTTGACGAGCTTGGGCGCTTGGTCAGCGAGGTGATCAGTTGGGTGGCCCGCCAGAACAACGACATCATCGGATGACGCTTATTCCGCTCATCATCACCACGGTTTGCTACCTGTGGGTCTGTTACGGCTACTTTTCCACCGGCCACATTGGCCTCGCGTGGGCCTTCCTTGGCTACGCTTTTGCCCAAGGAGGGTTCCTCTATATCACCATCGCGGGCCAACCGTAATGTCGATGCCGTAGACACGTTCCCAGAACGTGTCTAAATAACGCTGAAAAGCGGACATGAATGCGGACATTGCGTCCGGTAAGAAAAAGGCGAGCGCGGTAGGGGTTCCACCTACAATACTACAGCTTTATGGGCCTGCGTCTGATTCCGCCACGCGCTCAAAAAAGGGGGCGAGGGGCCGGTCTTACCGGTGAACGAGCGACACGGTTTATCTCTCCGCTGCACGATCCCCCCGCCATTGCAGCAATACTCAACCGCTCCGAAGGTTTAGTCAAAAGCATTTGACCCATGCTTTGTCCGGCGTAATTCTCGCAACAAGTTAGGCAGATTCCTCCTTGTTGAGCCTGCCCAACGGCAACCCAAAGGCACGACCCGCTTCACGCGGACTCTCGCCCGCCGTAGGGACAGAAACTAACAAACTAAAACCGACGAGGCCCGCAATTACGCAGGTTTAGTCAAAACCAAAGGAGATAATATTATGGCTACTGCCGTTAACCAAATCCCCGAATACTTCACCACGGAGTTTTCCAACAACTGGGAACATCTGCTTCAGCAGAAAGTTTCAAAGTTGAAGGAATACGTTTCCGTCGAAAGCGTTCGCGGTAAGGAGAAATCCTTCAATCAACTGGGCGCGGTCGAAATGACCAAAATCACGAGCCGCGCAGCCGACACCAACATATCCGACGTCGCCTTGGCCAAACGCTGGCTCCGCCCGTATCCCTACGAGCACGCTACGTTGTTCGACGAGTGGGACAGCGAGTATCTGGGCGAAGTTTCCCTTCCCCAGTCCGAGACGGTGGCTAACCACGCCAACGCCTACTCCCGCACCGCCGACAAGGTGATCATCGATGCCGCCTTGGGCACCGCCTACACCGGAGAAACCGGAGTCACCTCGACCGTCTTGCCTGCTGGCCAGAAGATCGCCGTTGACTACGTCGAAACCGGTGGCGCAGCCAACAGTGGCCTCACCATCGCCAAACTTCGCCAAGCGGCGTTTTTGCTCACCAACGCTGAAGTTGATGACACTGACCCGCGCATCATGGTTGTTTCCGCCAAACAGATCCAAGATCTTTTGAGGACGACCGAGGTGACCAGCGGCGACTTCAACACGGTTCGCGCTCTGGTAAACGGAGAAATCAACACGTATATGGGATTTACATTCCGCCGTGTCGCTTCTTCGCTCTTGCCTATCGTTACCGCAACCGGCGTCCGTACCTGTTTCGCCTACGTCAAGTCCGGCCTAAAACTGGCCGACGCGGGCCGCAAGGTGCATGTGGACATTCGCGCCGACAAGAGTCACTCCCTGCAAATCCGCACGGTTGTGTCCTTGGGCGCATCCCGCATGCAGGAAGCCAAGGTCGTCGAAGTGGCCTGTGACGAAGTCCTCTAACAACTAACCAAGGAGAACTACTAATATGGCTACTCTATACACCAACATCGCTCCGAGCGATTTGACCCTCAACGTCCACAACCGCAACAACAGCGACCTCACCCACGGTGATCTCCGTTTTGCGGAGGCGACGTACACAGCAACCGGCAGCGAAGCCGCGAGCGGCGACACCATTGAAGTGTGTGTCCTGCCCGTGGGCGCGCAGCCCGTCCCCGAACTGTGGCGCGTGGCCAACGAGGCGAGCCTTGGTGGCTCCGTCGTTGCCATCCCCACGATTGGGGACGCCTCTGACGCCGACCGCTACAGTGCGACGAGCATCAGTCTGAACAGCACCACCGCGGGTTCCGCGGCGGTTACTGCCGCCGTGGCGACCAGCGTGTTGCCTCGCTACGTCGTGACCGAGGCCACCCAGCGGGTGGTCGCCGCGTTCAGCCGCACCAATGCGCTGACCGCAGGGAAGAAAATCAGCTTCCTCATTGCTTACAAGCTCTAACTGATTAACGCGCTGGCAGGCCGCGAATAAACGCCTGCCACTTTTTACAATTTCATGGCTGACGAAACCTCCATTGCCAATCTCGCGCTGGCCAAGCTGGGCATCTCGCCCATCATGGCGCTGACGGATGACAGCAAGCAGGCCCAGTTTGCCAACCGTTTCTACGCCCAGACCCGCGACGAGGTCATGTCCTCCCACCGCTGGAACTTCGCCATGCGGAGGGACACGCTCAACGCCTTGGCCACCCCGCCCGACTTTGAGTGGGAGTTTGCCTACCAACTGCCGGTTGATTGCCTCCGCGTTGTGCAGCTTAATGGCTACGAGCCGACCGAGCGCCTTGGCATTTTTGCCGTCGAAGCCGACCAACTGCTGACCGACGCCGAGGAGGCACAGGTCCGCTACATCGCTCGCGTGACAGACGGCTCGTTTTACCCGCCTCTCTTTGTTTCTGCCTTGGCCACCATGCTGGCCTCGCGTCTGGCGGGGCCGTTGACCGGCTCCCGCGAACTGCCCAGCGCCTTGATCCAAGAATACGAAAGTCTGACCGGCCCCAAGGCCCGCATGGCCGACGCCTTTGAGGAAAGTCGCCGCGTCAAGCCGCCGTGGGTCGATTCCGCTTTAGTCCAGTCCCGCTTCACCCGCTACCCCTACTAACTTATGCCCAATCTGATGGTCACCGCGCTCAATGCGGGCGAGTTGTCGCCTTACATGGACGCGAGGACAGACGTCGAGAAGTAC